ACAAAATCAGCAATACGCTGCCAATCCTGCTCCCAGTTTGCGCGCTCGTTCTCAAGCGTTTCCGCCCGTTCAATTAGCTCACTTGCTGAATATGCCATCACAGACTAATCCCTGGTGATAGGGTGGGTCGGAATAAATTGACTAGATTGAATATACGATTGCTTGGCGTGGTAATCCTTGACCGCCCGAAGCTGCCGGGACGAGACAGTGAATCAGTAGCCCCTGTGATATCGGTAGTGCCGAGATCATCCAGTAGTCCAGTTGTGCCGACACCTGTAGCGGCAGGTATTTCAGCGAGAGGCTGAATTTGCGATGTGTCTAAAAAGCTGTCGGTGGTGTCTATAACTCTATCCGAACTCCAGGCGGGTCCGGCGTCGATCACTTGATCTATATCAGCGGGGCTTACCTCCATCGCGTCAAGTTCCGCCTGCGACGGCCCACCGATCTCTCCTGGGTCGTCGTCGGAACTCTGGCCCATTACAGATGCGCCCCCTGGCATTGCGCCGCTTATAGAATCGGCTGCACCGGCTATCGTACCTGCTATAGCGCCCCTTCCACTGTCGACAAGACCCATGGCTTGTGTCATACCACGGCCCTCGACTGCGCCAGCAGCCAATCCCAGTACGCCCAGCGCCCCAGGCATCATACCGGCAAGGCCAAACATGGCGTTAGCTAACGATGGGTTTTGCTGGGCTGCTATCTGGCTAGCCGTTATCGCCCCTGGCGTATTACCTGTCGGGTCGTTAATGGCAAAACCAACAGTCGAGCCGGGAAGCCCCGGTGCGTTCAGGGCGTTAACTTGGTTCATCGTTGCGGTGCCCATCTCTGAGTTGACCCCAAGACCAACGCCAGGAGATAGTGAGCCTTGTCCGCCCATACTTATGGCAGTATCAGAAATCGCAACTGCTGCTTCGTCAATAGCAGCGACGTTTCCCGGGTCTACCGCTATGCTCATCTCAGCCATAGAAATTTCTGCATTCGCAGCCTGTTGACCCTCATCAACCGAACTTAATGCCGGCTCCTCCTGAGTTTCGCCCATCGCCTGACTTTCGGCATCTGAACCTTGTGGTCCGGCGGCAGCGCCAGGATCGTCCACATCAGCCTCGTTCCCGTGGGCAGTGTCCTCGCCTTCCATACCAAGACCGGGATCGCCGTCAGGGCCGTCACCACCACCACTGCACATCAGAATTTCCTCGCGTAGATTTCGCCAAGAGTAAAAAACTTCGCCCGTTTGTAAGCATCACGGGCATGAGAATGGCTGGCCCGCAAAGAATATCCAGCCAGCGCCTTTTTCACACCACGTTTCTGTAAATTATAAGCCCACTGTTGCAATAATGCAACGGCTACACCCTTACCCCTGTACGGAGGCAGCGCATAAAGAACAACGTCTGAAGAGATACGCTCCCTCGACCAGACCGGCGTGATGGTCCTGGCAATGAAATAGCCAGCAGGCAGATGACCGTGGGTGCATAGCAGGGCATCCGTCTCAGGATCGTCTACAGCCTGCCAGAGCCATTTCTTGAACTTGTCGGTGTCGAAATCGTGCCAATCCTCAAGGTGGGACAGCAGCAATTCGACCATGCCGTCGTAGTACATTTGAATGTCGGTATGCGTGATATTGCGGACAACAAGATCATAAGACATGGTACTCCTCCATATTCTCAACCTCGACGGCGCGGCCCATATCAGCCGGTGATCTGGCGTGTCGGATCGACATCACGGCATAGCGCAGAGCATCCATGAGATCATCGCGCTCTTTGACGATCTTGCCGTCCTTCCGGTGATAAAGGCGGAATTCATCCCAGACATCGGCCAGATGCGTGGCAATGCGTAATTTGCCGGTCTGCATGCGGTTCAATACGTCAGCAATACCGGCCTCGACGGAGTAGTCTCCTGACGGATACATGGTTCTTTCACGGAGCATTTTGACCCCGTTGTCGGCATACAGATCCTTGATGGTGCGCCCAGCGGTCCTGTCGTGCTTCAGGCCGTCATGGGGCCATGCAACATAGCAGCCATTGGCGCGGTCCCTGATCGCCGCGGCGTGAACGGTTAGCGGCTCCTTGGAGCGGCGGTAGCAATCCGTGACATAGACCACATCGCGGTCCCGGTCCCAGCGAACAAAGACGGCAGAGGTCGGATGATCCCAATCGCCAAAGTCAACAGCGCCCAAGGTCGGCCAGTAATCGGGCATACCGTTGCCGAAATCGTTCAAGCTGAAGGCAACACGCTCCTCGGCAATAGGATAGACGCGGCCAGAGCCAAGCATGGGGATGCCCTTGGTCCTGGCGTCCCGCTCATATTCAGGATACTGGGAGAGAATGCGCTCTTTCATCGCCTCGGTCATGTGAGGCGCGTCATCAAGGGTCATATTGACGACATATCTGTGCTTGGAGGCGTCGTCGTCAGGCTGGAGATAGCGTGTGACCACGCGGCTCATACCCAATAATGGCGTAAATGTGACGAAAACCATGCCAGCAGTCGCATTTACCCTGGTCAAGCCCTCCGTGTAGATCTCTTCGGGAGGTTCCTCGTCATACCAGACGAAATCAAGCGTCTGCCCCTGCCACTTCTCCCGGCCTTTTTCGTATGATTTGAACCAGATATGGCTATTACGGCCCGATACATGCTCAACAGTGACGCTATCAACGGCGTCTGGGACGCCTCGCGCCATCTGGATATCCACAATATTCTCTGCCGGGATCGAACCAGTGCCGAATTCACGGCGAATGCCCAGCAACAGGCGCTGCGGGTTGTCCCTCGTGCTCTCGGAAGTCACGCCAGCGCACCAAGCGTTGACCGGCTTGGCGAACTTCCTGCCCTCCCACCAATCCGGGTAGACGCCCGTCACATGCATGGCGACTTCCATGGCAGCGCTGTAGGTCTTACCCAGCTGGTTGCCAGCCATCAGCAGGCGCTCTGGGTAATCGGAACCGGAATTATGGAATTCAAGCTGCTTTGGGTACGGCCTGTACTGTAGCAGCCGCTGCATCTGCAACTGACGGTCCAGCACGTCAACATAATGGCTCAACTCGGACAGCAATTCCGTCCGGGCAACGTCGGGATCACTAGATGTTGTGTGCATATTGCATAAGTACACTATATGTTGTATATATGCAACAGGTAGGTGGTTGCTCCGTTGCTCCTACCGCCCCGTGGTTCGATGTAGATGGGTTTCATGGGTGTCCCCGTCTTTTCCGGCCACGGGGTTTTTTTTGTCCAGAGGGGTGACGCACCATGTCACCGAATGTAAAAACGGCTATTCTGGGGCAGGGAAAAGCAAAAATAAAAGCATTCAGCATCAACGCCTTACAACAAAGCGCTTGACAGGGGTTTCAGAGAACCCCTACATACTGTAGGCCCAGGGTGATAAGCTACTATATATAGTGCCTCATGCTCAATTAAGACTTCGTGGGACGTAGCCATAATGTATCGCCTTCCGGCGACTTGGATTTTGGTGACGGCTCTGCCCACAGGCCATCACTCACTCACCCGGAACGTCGAGTCTTCGAACTCCTCTTTCTTAGCTTCCAACACCTCCTTCTCCCGCTTGAGAGTAGAAGGATCGATGTTCAGCTGGGTCAACAGTCCAGTGATCTTCTCCCGTAACTCCGTCTCGTCCAAAGCTGCCGACGCATTCATGGTCAGCAGCGTCTCCAGAGGCTTATGACCGGCACGGTCAAGCAGATCCCGCGCAGCGTCCAATCTTACCTTCTCGGACCTAGCAGTCCTGATTAGCTGAAGCAGGCACTCACGGGCCTCCACAGCGTCTGACGTAAACGACTCACGGGTAATCTGGTGGATGCGGTCCCTGACCGCAGGGTTATGCTTGAGACGGTGCATGGCAACACGGAACTTGCTGCTACCATCGTCGTCATAGCCAGCCAGTACCATGGCGTTGCGGACATCACCGCCGCGGTCAACATAATGACGGCAGTACGCCTCCTGGCGGTCATTCAAGGTAGACTTCAGAAATCGTTTCGGAACGGACATGGAACCTCCGGGTTTTCCAGCAGAAATGAGAGACGTGCCCCCTAGCGGAGAAATCAATGGCGGTTTCCCCCCCCCACCCCTTCTTATACGTGACAGTCTGCTAACATTGCGAGGTTGCTAATATAGCAGAGCTACAACAGCACAGCGGTCCATTCAGTGTGCAATCCTTGGGGTGACAAGTGTGCATTGCCCCAAAGGCAGATCGGTCAGAACGCTGGTGGGTTTGTGATCTGCGGGTATGGAGAATAGCCATCCCATTACAATCATTTAATAAACCCAATCATGTAGTCAAAGTAACACATTAATGAGTCTGGGTGGAAGGCTGGATAAGCTCACATAGGAGAAACATACATGCCAAATAGAAACACACCATCACCCTACAAGAACCGTGTGTGTGAGGCTTGCGTGGAAGTCACGATGCACAAAGCTGGCGTTTGCATGCAGTGCATTGAGTGCGGCCTCGAATGGGCTGACGACGCGCAGAACATTGCGGAGAACGCCGGTTGGACATTTGTAGTACCAACCATCGATCCAAAGCACGATGAGTTCTTCGCGACCTCCAACACTGAAGCAGGAGACTGACATGAATACCGCAATCTTTACATACTGGCTTTTTAACTTGGCATGGATAAGCCTGCTCACCGCTCTTGTCTATTTTGTGGGCTGGTGGACGCTGCCCATCCTGATCATGGCGGCGATAACGGCGTCGTGCCTTGTGTTGAAATCCGTGTTGGGAGAAGCATAATGCGAATGAGCTATGACGATCAAATACGAATTCTTGCATCAGCAGTGGTGCTAACATGCTTCGCTACCATGTTCCTGTGCTTTGTTCTCGCATTGTAATAACAATTATGGTCCGTTCGGCCTCATCTTGCGTCTAAATTCTTCGTCCTCACTAATGATAGGAGAACCTTCCGCCTTCGGCGGAATCGATTGACCTTTTAAGTGGGGACAATCGAAAGTGTCTCGCCGCACTACATTTACCGCCCTTAGACAGTATTGCTGCAAACAGGCTGTACAGTTTCAGTCAATCATTACGAGGCAGCGGCGCTCTCAGAGTCTTCTCACCGTTACCCTCCTTGGGGCCTACCGGCCTTCCAGTCGGTCACTCCTCCATGATTACCCGAAACCTACAGTCTGTAGCCCCAGCACCGTGCTTTATGATGTCTGTTGGTGGTGGGATCGCTACGGGCGAATAATATGCGTTTTCCCGCGTCGAATAGTTCAAGGGGTCGGCGCACTTCAAAATGAGAGCAGTCCCACAACGGCTACGCCGAGGGGACAGCTAGAGTTCCGGTAAGCCCACAATTAGCCGGTGCCCACAATTCACCATACAACTCCCCAAAGGGGCTGCTTGTATCGTGGGCAAACCTACACTTGTCATTTTTGCCAGTGACCTAAACGTAGTTTCCCCCTTGAGCGATCCGCCGCTCCTGTCTGAATAAACGCCCTACGAAGCGATCACACCTCCATCAGGGAAGTGCGAGGACGCTTCATACTCCGGAGCATAAAATGAACTACATGAGCTGGCTTATAAACACGCCCGAGGGCAAAGCTGAAATGTCCAACGTCAGGAGGCGGCTAGCAAACCTGGACCTCTACTACCAGAAAAATCGGGTCGCTGGCCCCTCCTTAAACACGATCTATGCGAACCGAAAGCGCGAGATTTACCGAGCACTCGCAGCGGCAGAACTAAAAGCAGCCTAGTTACCGACCACCCCGGCCCGCACTTGGGTCGGGGATCTTCTCAAACAATGTAGCAATGGAGCATTTAGATGACATCGTACACAATCCCATATCGCGTTGATCTTGTTGGCTTAGCTCACACGCCTCAATTCTATTCAGACTATCATCGCTTTCTAACCGAGTGGTGTGGGTGCGAACCAGAATTTGACCGCTTCGATGATCGCCATATCGCACCAGCACAAGCATTTTTCGACAATATCAACAATGTAGAAACAATGGAGCATTTAGATGAAAATTGACCAACTTATCGACGAAATCCTCACCATCATGGAAGACGCTGACCAAGAGCAGTTGCTAGCGCTTGGCGACGAACTGCAAGACATCGGTCAACTCTTCCATTCCTTGGCAGAAATCGCCGCAGTAACCACCCAAATCAAGCAGATGGAGCAATAGCATGGCAGATTCAAACACTCAGACCGTACTCGACAGCATGGAACTTCACGGCAAAACCGAAGAGACCTGCCCCCGTGGAGAAGAAATCCGGCAAGCGGTATACAACGAAATGACAGGCATCTGGACTCGCCTCTCCCATCGCAATCGCGTCTACGATGGACGGGTTACTAATAGAGGAGAGGAAAAGCTGCAATGGTACGTCAAAAGCCTGGAAAACGCAGCAATAAAGGCAAACAAAGAACTCACCTACGCAGAGCGCCGCGCTGCACCATTTGACGGAAGCCGTATAAATACGGAGATTGATAATCGCATGGGCGATGAGGCCCTCGACAACAAGCGAGTTTCAGTCGAATACTTTACGGAATGCGACGTAGCATTCGTTCACGCCGAAAAGGTATTTACCGACATAACCGGCGAAGAATGGGCGCGTCCCGCAACTTTCAACAACGAGACTGTTAAGGTCATCGTTACGGCGGAACAGCATGCAGAGCTATCCGGCATACCGGTAGCTACCACAGAGGCTAGGAAAAAATACAATCCTTGGCAGAAAAAGCCATAGCCTTCCCTAACAACAGGGTCGCGGCCTCCGGGTCGCGGCCCTACTTTTCTACCAAAGATACTCCACTGGCATAGCGAACAGAGGAAGATATTCAACATGACCACCTCGCTTTATCCTACACCGGCAGGGGCAGCTTCTGGCACCGTGCTTCGGGGCAACCACGTAAACGACGTGACGGCAAGACCACGTAAACGACGCAAGCGGTCACGTCAAAGTTCCGCGAGGTTTACCGAGCGGAATACTAACCCTAACAACACAAACAAACAAAAAACAAAAGTGGGCAAAAACAATGACCACAAAAAACAAGCCACAATTTAAAAATAAAAAATCCCCACGAAAAGCAAACCCAGTAGCCAAGTATGGGCCAAGGGTAAATCGACCAAAGATATTCAAGGTTAAGAAATTCACCGGACCACAAAAAGAGGAATGGGAATGATGATGGAATATCCAATAGGACTATTGATGCTGCTCATCACACTGGTGGCAGCACTACTCAACGAGATGTGGAGCATGACATGATTTCATTTCTACTACGAACCACTGGTCAAGCCCTGATCAGCACGGGAGTACGATATGCCATAGGCAACGAGAAGTTCCGAGCCAGGATGGCAGCAACCATAAGTAAGGTCACCCCACGTAAACGGCGCAAGCCCACCATAGCCCAGCTAGAAGACAAGCTGAGAGATATAGAAGGCTGGGTAACAGACGCGAACCAAAGACTTGACGAAATGGAGCATTACAATGAGACTCATTTCATGGCTATGCGACAGCCTATTCCCGCCGATCTTCTCGATCCAAAAACAGGGGAAGTTTTGGAGAATCAGACTGGTGACTTCAAACAGAATCACTGGTCTGAACAGGAAAAGCGTCGGGCCTAAATTTGAAACCATGGGGGAGTGTGCAGCTTACATGGAGCATCTGATCGATGGACGAATTTATCAAAATCCTACGACCAATGGTCAAGGAACAACTGGCATCCATAATACCGGAACAGCCACAGTCACGGACACCAACTGAACATTTCAAATCTGTCAGCAAATTGACGCGGGAGAAAGACGGTCTCCACGCTATTTTTATGTGGCAGCGACAAGAAATCATGGCACGGCTCATGGCCTGCCATGTATCAATCGATCACATACCCGTCTACTACACTTTGCCTGTTCGCTATAAAATTATCTTGGCCCGTTCTAACGCAATTTTGCGTAGCAATTTCGATCTCCATGCTACGCGACAATACCTTGTATCATACGCCGACAAATTTAACGGCGGATCAGCGGCCACGGCCCGTAGGATGTTACGCGACGACAAGCATATTGAGATCGTGAAACACGATAAAAAATCACTGGCCTTGCCAGCACCACACTGGATGCGGACGCATGCTATCCAGCAGCTAACAGTGATGCTGATGCGGTACGCTTATTATAGGACGCATGAGCATCTCGACCCCGCTGCCGCAGCCACGTTCCAAATCCGATGGCTCAAAGATTTCAGATTGGATCCAACGATACTGGATATAGCGGAAGAAGTATTTGACGCCGACAAAATTGAGTAATGCCGCGATCATATAAATTACGATTCAGGGGAATATGCTGGCAATTCCGCAGTTTTACGTCAGCACAATAGTAAATAACGATCAAAATGATCACAACCGTAATCAACTTAATTACAGTAAGTGTTTGTTTTTAATCAGAGGTTTCGGTATTATGAAAAGTGGACCGGGAAGCGACCAAACTCCCCGGCCCGGAGCATCTAAACGGACCAAACTATTGCAGTCGGAGCGTTCAAGACATCGGCACTATAAGCCGCAAGCTCCAGCTGTCAACAATAAGAAGCCGCGAAAAGCGGTACAAAACAGCAACAAACGGAGCAAAAGATGACCAATATTGAAATTCTATCCCCAACGGAACAAGTCGTTCCCTTGCCCGCAACCCCATCCCGCTGGATGGACTACGACGACCAAGAAGTCTTCTTCCCAGTATCGTCAATCCCTGTGGTCGATGCGACACAAGAGCCTACCGGCTATCACCGCATTCATCGCCAAGACACCGACAAGACCTTGGCTGTGCTGAAAACAAAATACACCCTCACTCCTTATTCCACGAAAATCGACATCCTTGATGATGCGATCCAAGACTCAAGTCTCGACAAGGAGGGACTAGAGCGCCGTCTAGTCACCACGCATGAAGGTAGAAAGTTATTCTGTGCCTACGACTTCCCAACTGAATACCAATCAATCAGCGATGTTGATGGTGCCAACCTGTCGATCAATATGTGGGACAGCTACGACGGCTCCACATCTCTGATCATCAAGGCTGGCTGCTACAGAGAAAAGTGCTCCAACAAACTGCTAATTGGAGACACCATCAACGGCGTCCACAAGCGCCACATGGGCGAGTTTGATCCGTCAGAAATCATCGACGGTATCATGGTTGCCATTGAAACATGGCGCAAACACAAGACAGACCTAGATCGATGGGCATGCACATCCTTGAAAGAAAGTGACGCGAACATAGCTTTGCGTCAATTCACGGACACGCAATCGCTCCAAGACAGGCTGTTCGCACTGTTTCGCGCAGAAGCGAATTACAGCTCAACCGCAACGGTCTGGAATCTAGTCAACGCACTCAGCTATTGGGCCACGCACACCAAATCTCGCACTGAAGGCAATGCTGCCCATGCACAGAAAGACCGTCAGTTAAAAGTTCTGGCCTTCCAGAATACAGACGCTTTCCAAGATCTTATGTATCGCTAACATTTAGGGGGGAGGGGTCGCGCCCCTCTCCCCAGGAGCATCGTATGACCGCACAATTCAAGACCAGACGAGACGTCCTGCGAGATATCGTTGACAACTACGACAAAGTTGGCACGGCTATTTCTACCGGATATCCGCGCTTGGATGAGGCCATGGGCGGCGGTTTATATCCGGGCAAATTTTATATATTTGCCGCAAGGAAAAAAGTCGGCAAAACAATGTTATTGGGCGGTATCAGCCGCCACCTAAACAGGGCCGCAAATACCCATCTCTGGCTAGCGCTGGAAATGAACGGCATGGAGTTAGAGCAACGACAACTCAGCCGTGACTTGAAGATCAACCCACTGGCATTTTTGAGGCACCGTGAAACCAAGCTACAGGATCGGGTGCGGGAAATGGCTGGCAACGGCATAGCCGACAACGTGGTCTACTGTGATTATCCGGGCATACCACTGAACCAATTAGCAGCTGTTGTGGCCGACGCAGTAGACCAATACGCAGTCACTGGCGTGATCATCGATTTCCTCCAGCTGGTGAATGGGGGGACCGGCGATAATATGTCGGTCCATCACGACGCAGTTGCGTACACATGCGCCAATCTCGCCAAGACCCTCAACATTTGGGTCGTCGCAGCCGCGCAGCTGAACCAAGAGCACAATTTCAGGGGCGGCGAAGGCGCTCTGATGGCAGCAGATCAAGTCTACCATCTCGCAGAGTGCGAAAAAGACGGTGCGCTATATATCTCTTTACGAGAGAGCCGGTACACCCGCTACATGGACGTAGGAACGCAAGACGATCCCGGCTACCTGATCCGGGAAGAGGGTCCGTACCTAGAAGAGATGCCGCTATGACGGCGCGATCCAAGATCATCGGCAACCGCTGGGAATCGAAGGTTCTGAAACTCTTCCACGAAGCCGGTTTTACAGACGCCAAGAAGACCTACCAACCAGCGCAATCAGCCGGACTAGATCCGGGTGATATCCACGTAAACAACTACAGAGTCGAAGTAAAGTACCGGCGAACAGGGACCGGTTACAAATCCCTCCGAAAGTGGATCTCTAAGAAAGACCATCTGGTTCTGTGTGAGCCATATCTTGATCCGCTCGTTGTTCTCAGGTTCGAGGACTACGTGAAATTACTAGGAGCATCGAATGAGCAATCTAGACCTATGGGACAGGGTATCAAAAACCAATCCTGACCACACAAAGAAGGCGGGCCGCTTCACAGCGATTGATGCCTATCAGCAGATCAGAACAGCAACCGCTGAGTTCGGACGTGTAGGCGAAGGCTGGGGCTGGCAAGTCCAATCAGAGCAAGTCATCGACGGACACGCAATCGTCCGCATTCGGTTCTGGTGGCGACAAAGCGACGGTCACAGCGGCGAATATGAAGAATACGGCACAGCCATCATCTCACGCATGAAAGACGAGGCATTTAAGTCCGCCTTGACGGACGCCATCACCAAAGCCCTGTCTCGGCTTGGCTTCAATGCAGACGTTTTCCTGGGAAAATTCGACAGCAACAAATACGTCGAAGAGCGTAGGCTTGAGATTAAAAACGAAGAAGCGGTTAACGCTTACGAAGTCCACAAAGAGCTTTTTGATAAGGTCATGCCGATAGTACAGGGCATAAGCGATCCCGACGATCTTAAGGCTTGGTACAAAGACGTAGAGGACGCTTTGCCGTTTATGAAAGAAGAGGCGCGGGATCTCTACGACAAGCTCGTAGCGGCCTACAGCGAAGCACGTCAGCGAGTCAAAACACCCGCACTCGCAGCAGCGGAATAGGAGCAGCCGATGCAATTACTCACCAAAGCAATCAAAGACAAACTGGAAAAGAACGCCGCAGAAGGTTGGTCAGATGTCAAACCAGTCGTGAAGTTCTTCAATCCGCACAGCGCCGCCACGTGGCTAATCTCAGAACTGGCCGAAGATGGAGACACCATGTTTGGGCTGGTCGATCTGGCGATGGGAAGACCTGAACTTGGATATATGAGCCTGTCAGGATTTATAGAAATAAACCGTCGGCGTTCTCGGCTGTCAGTTATCTTCGATAATACCGACATCGCCTTCTCTACGTTTGGGGGAATACAACGAGATGAAAGCTGGACAGCGGACAAGACCTTAAAGGAATACGCCGACGAAGCACGGCGCGATGGTCGTATCAACGCTTAATAGGGAAAGAAAATGAACAGACCCTCAAATATTTACGCCGTCAAAAAAATGGCACGACGGAAAGATCCGTACACCAGCCACGCCGCTGCACACAAAGCAGTCGGCTCCGTGTCCTCACAGCATTCGCAGATCCTTGATCTGATGCAGGACCGTAAACCTAGATCAACAGAGGAGATCGAAATCACTCTCGGCTACGACATTCACCGCAGGATCAGTGAATTACACGAAAATCAAATGATCCAACAACACTCCGAAACCCGGAATGCCAATGGCTACAAAGCCATGAGGTACGAGATCACAACAAAAGGAATACATCAAAATGGCTAGCACTTACATTTGCAGCGGCAATCTGACTCAGGATTCGATGCTGAGAGATGTCGGCACCAGCAAGGTTCTGAATTTCTCGGTAGCCGTAAACGTGGGCTTTGGCGAGAAAACGGCCACGCACTACGTTGACTGCGCGATATGGGGAAAGCGTGGCGAAGCCCTCCAGAACTCCCTGGTGACAGCAACGCCGGTCATTGTCGGCGGCGAACTCAAAGTTGAGAAGTTTCAGAAGAAAGACGGGAGCCAAGGCACGGCAGTGCGGCTTGCGGTCGATAGCTTCGACTTCCAGAAGGGCAGCAAGCCTAACGGCAGTCAGCAAAAGGCCAACCCGCAAACCATGGGCGGCGCAAGCGATCTTCAAGACGTAAGCGACGACTTCCCCGAACTTGAGTAAGAAAGGAAAAAAGATGTGGGAAATACCAGACCACGCAGATCTGCAAAACGATCTGCGCGGGGGCAAACCTGTTGTCTACCACATTGGGGATCTGGCGAGAGATTGCGAAGAAACCAGCCACAAAGTCTACACGAAAAAAGAGCAGGAACGCCTTCGCAAAATCCGCCAGACCACCCAGCAATTTAGCGTCAACGGGAAAGCACATTTAGTTCAAGAGAAGTCCAAAAAATTTAGCAAGAGGTCCGTGTTCATTTATCACGCGGTCCCACCGGGGGTGAAATATGGATGCTGATTTTAAAGCGGCTATGGAAGCCTTGAACAAAGACGACATCCAAACTTACGAAGAATTTCTTCGTAAATGGGCACGGGAGACACCTGGTGAGGCTGACGAAAGAACAGCAACAATCATTGCTACGAAAGTGGCAGCAGAATGATCAAGGAATATCGTTCCTGGCATTCCGGCGCGGCGCTACACCGCTACTCGCTGGAGATGGCTGCGTCATGGTCCAATGGTCAGGCATGTGGCTGGGTATCGAAACTAATGGCGATTGCCATTCGTAAAGGAGGGTGAAGCAACAATGAAAGAATACGTCGCTCACAATAAAATAGGCGGCACTCTTGCCTGTGTTATTGCGAACGGGAATCATTTTGGCAAGACACCATATTCTGAATGGCAGATCCTTGTTGGTGACGCCCAGGCAGAAGATCTATCCAGGGTATTCCGTGTCCAGCTGGGCATCGAAACTGAGGCAATAAACGCCAAGTTTTTCGCAATGAGATCAGGAATGTCCGTAGATCGGTCTGCGGAGTCCAGAGGGCTGCATCACGCAAACAACGAGGAGTACCTAGTGTGCCAGCCAGATGGCTTTGTAACAAGCTCTGACGGCGTTGTAAGCCTATTTGAGGCAAAACACACCGGCCAAATGGGCGATATGGACACCCAAATTGACCGATATTACCCACAACTACAGCACAATATGTACGTCACCAATACAAGGTCGGCCTTCCTGTCGGTTATCTTCGGTAATACCGACCCGGAATACGCTGAAATCGTCCGAGATGAGCGCTGGTTGCAGCAATATCTACCCGCAGCCAAGGACTTCTGGCGGTGTGTGGTGACCAAGACGCCACCACGTGAAGGCAAGCCGATAGAGAAGGGCGAGATCAAGATCGCTGGCAGGGTCGAGATAACGCCTGACCACCCAAGCCACAATGAATTCCATAGCGCTTCGGTGGACTACATCGAAACCAAGGACGCATCGCAGAAGCACGAACAAGCCAAGAAGCAACTCAAGTCCCTGACGCCAGAGGGGATACAGGTAACCATCGGCAGTTTATTGGAGATACGACGTGATAGACGAGGATACTCCCGAATTCGTGAAAGAAGCGTGGGCTGATGATTCACTTAACGGGCTGTCGCAAAGATATCTGGTGCTATCGCA